CTCTTGCTTCGTGAACGCGTTCATCTGAACCTCCCTTTTCAACCAGCCAGATCCGCCACCCGGCGGCGGCTCTCCTCCATGATGCGCTCATGCGCGTTGGGCGACGCGACCCAGATGTCTTCGAGGTTACCGCGCTGGGCCAGCATGATCTTGTCGATGTCCTTGACGCTCGCCGCCTTGCGGATCGCCGCGACGATGGCGCGGGCGCGCTCGGCGAGCTCGGGCGTGAGGGTTGCGCCGGTCGGGGCCTCTGGTGAGGAGGCTGCGGAGGGGGAAGGCTCCGCATCCGACGCGGCCGGCGCGTTGTTGTCGGCCTCTTGTTCGGTGGCCTCGAGGAGGGCGTCCATCGCGGCGCTGACGGCGGCGAGGGGGGTGGAGGGCGGCGTGATGTCGCGCATGGTCACGCTCGACGGCGCGGCGAGGTCGTCGTCGGCGTGGATGCCAAGCACGGCCTCGGGCATGTAGCGCCGCGCCCACTCGCGCGCACCGCGATAGGCCAGCATCTGGTCGGTGTTCTTCTTCCACTGCTCGTTGCTGGTCTTCCAGCCGCCAACCGTGCCGACGACCGCGCGCGGCGCGACGTCACCGATCAGCTTGCCCAGCACCGTGACCTGGCGCTGGTCACCAGCGCCGCTGTACTGGTAGTCGAGGCTGCCCTGCAGCTTGCCGCTTGCGTTCACGACGGCGGCGATCAGCTTGCCCTCGTAGCCGAGCTTGCCGCTCAGCACGTAGGTGTGCTGCGCGACGGCGAACGGGTCCATGCGCCAGCGGAAGGCCTGCGCCGCGACGAGGAAACAATCGCCCAGCTTGCCCTCGCCGCGCAGATGCGCGGGCGCGAGCGAGGCGCTCGACATCAGTTTCGCGACGCGCTGGAGCTGGCCGAAGATGTCGCTGTCGAGGTAGACGGCGACGGGGTCCGAGAAGTCCACGGCGACGGCGCGCGGCGCGGTGGCGGTCGGAAGGTTCGTGACGTTGGTCATTTCGTGTACTCCCTCTGGATGGATGCGTTGATCTCGTTGGCCGCCCACTGCGGCAGGCCGATTTCGACAACACCATCGGTGTAGCCCGGCCAGTTGTTCTGCGCAACGCTTTTCGCGAAGCGACGCAGGATCTGGCGCAGCTGCTGGTCGGCGGCGCTCGCGGCGTCGGCGGACAAGGCGGCGACGTAGCCGAGGTGGGGCTCGTCGTTGCCGACCACCATGAACGCATGGCTCGGGCGCTGGATGCCGAGCGTCGAGGCGACCAGCCGGAACATCGCGTCCCCGAGGTCGTATCTGAGATTGGCGGCGGTTTTGCGCCAGGAGTTCGGCGCGGGCGATGCGGTGGTCTTGAGGTTCACCGCCAGCCCGGCGCGCGAGATGTAGAGGTCGGGCCGGCACAGCAGCGTCAGGCCGGTCTCCTCGTCCTTCGCGACCATCGTCACCTCGGCGCGACCGCCAGCCTCGAGGAGGCGGCGAGCGTCGGCGTTCCGCATGAGGCCCTCGCGCATCCCGACGATGCGCATGTGGTCGGAGAAGCTGACGATCTGCCGGTCGCCTTGCTCCTCGCGCCAAGCCCTGCCCTCTCGGGTCGAGAGATTGAGCCCCTCGGGCTTGACCGAGAAGCGCTGGTGGAAGGCCTCGGCGCCCTCCAAGATGTAGCAGTGCGCGGCGGTCCCCAGCTCCATCGACGCGCTCGGCTCGCGGTGGAAGCGGGCCGGGTTGCCGCGCCAGAAGGCGTGGGCGTGGGCCGGGCATTCGGTCTCGTATGCGACGAGGTCCGATCCGCTGACCGCCGGGGCCGCGAAAGCCTCGGCGCTCAGGTACGCCTCGAACGAGACGTCGTTGTGGATGCCCTCAGCGATCATTGGTCACCTCCCTCTTCATCTGCCTGTGGACCCAGCCGCGCAGGGCGGCGAGGCGGGACTGCTTCTTGCCGCGCGGGGCGTGAGCCGCGCGCTTGATCATGCTGCGGTAGACGCGCAACAGCCTGCGCTTCTCGGTGGTCATCGGTTGCCCTCCAGTTTGGCAAGCTCGCGCTCCAGCTCCGCGATGCGCTGGTGCGCCAGCAGGTAGTCAAGCGTCTTGGGGTTGAGGTCGCGGGCCAGCTCGACCCGCAACTGGATGCGAGCGCGCAGCACGCCGGGCGTCTGCGGGATCGCGTGGGCGGCGGGGAGGTGCTTCATGCCAGCACCATGATCGCGGCCAGGACGAAGCCCATGAGGGCCTGCAGCCAGAGGGGGCTCATCGGTCACCTCGCAGCCAATCGGGATAGTCGCCGTCGAAAGGCTCGGCGGGCGTCGCGTCGTCGCGGATGAAGCGCGCCGTGGGGTCGGTGAGCCGCTCGACGAGGATCTCGGCCTCGTAGAGGACGCCGCGCAACTCGCTCTCGGAGATGGCGCGGCAGTTGTAGTGCTGCGCGTTGATCTCCTCGACCTCCTGCGCGACCGCGCGCAGGATCGCCTCTATCTTGTCGTAGGCGGCGTGGCGCATCTCGCTGAGGCGCTCGACGCTGCGCTGCGCGTTGTCGATGTCCATGATCGCAGCCATGATCAGCCCTCCATCTCGGCGTGGATCGCGCTTTCGGCGTGGCAGGCCATCTCGACGACCATGTCCACCGCCTGGTTGGTCAGGTCCACGAACTGATCGCTGATCGCATTGTCGGTCGCGGTGTTGCCGGCGCCGACGTTGTCGAGCTGTCGGTTGCAGATGTCGCGCAACCGGGTGATCGCGGCGATGATCTCGCGCTCGGCGCGGATCTTCGCGCACTCGATCGCGCGCAGCGCGTCGTCGGCGCTCTCGACGAAGTCGGCGCTGCGGATGAAGGTCTCGCCGCGCTCGTCGTCGTTGCGGTAGGTCATTATCGGCATCGTTTGTCCCTCCTGGTTTCTGCCCGGCACCACCCGAACAAGGCGAAACATACACCACCGCTTTACCCGCGCAAGCGCTTGCCGCGAAATTGTGTGCTTGACCTCTACACCGCGCGTGAAGTAGCCGTCGAGACATGACCCTGACCGACTTCATCGCCGCCCTCGGCGGCACCTACGCCACCGCCCGCGCGTTCTCCACGACGCCGCAGGCTATCAGCAATTGGAAGCGCCGCCAGCGGCTGCCTGCGGCCCGGCAGCTCGAGGCCTTCCGCATCGCGCGCGCCAAGCGGCTTGCGTTCGATCCGGTCGCCGCGACGCGCCGCGAGGCCCGGCGATGAAGCGCGATACCGCGATCGAGCGCGTGTCCAACGCGCTGCGTGCCGAGGGCGGACGCGCCTCGACGCAGCGGCTGTGCGAAGTGCTGCCCGGAATGGATAGGGGGTTGGTGTTGATGGCCCTCGCGCATTTGAAGCGCCGCGAGCTGGTAGACAGCGACTACGCTCCGCGCAAGCAGCCGCCGTGCGGCTGGACCTACTGGTTCACGCCCGCGAAGAAGGTGCATCGCGGCTCGCGGTTCAAGGCGGCGGTGTCGAACGGCTACACCCGGCTCGTCGTCGAGTACCTCGACGCGGCTGGCGGCGAGGCGCCGATCGACGCATGGCTCGCGTGGAGCGCGCAGATCACGCATAGGGTGCGGCTGCACTCGGGCGTCCACAGCCTGCGGCGGCGCGGGCTAATCGAGGTCGGCAAGGCGCACGTTCGGCTGACCGAAGCGGGCCGACAGGCTCTCGCGCTCGGACGCACCGTCGCTCCCATAGCGCCGACCATCGCGGACTTCGAGGACATCGCCGAGCCCGAGACGCGCTCGACCGATCCCGAGGCCTGCGTCGCGCGCGCCGAGAAGCTCTGGCCGAAGCTGATGCGCGGCCGCAGGTACGAGGACATCCCGGCGCATCTCATTCGCCCGCAGCGCGTGCTGCGATGGACGCCGCCGCTGCAAGAGCGGTCGATGACCGGGTCGAGCGGGGCGATGCTGGCGGAAACACGGGATGCGACGGGAGGGACGCCGTGAGGCGGACATGGCGCGGCGTCATCCTGGGCGAGCCTGCCAGCAAGGCCAACAGCCGCCGCATCGTGCGGTTTGGGTCGAAGCTGCGAGTGATCAAGTCGGAGAAGGGCCTCGCGTACATCGAGGCGGTTGCGCGGCAAGTTCCCGAGCTGCCAGCGCAGGACCAGCTGCTCGAGCCGATCCGCATGACGGCGCACATCTACTACGCCTCGCGGCGACCGGACCTTGACCCGTCGCTGATCCTCGACGCGCTGCAGGGCCGCGTCTACCGCAACGACCGCGCGGTGAGAGAAATGCACCTGTATCACCACCTCGACCGGGACAATCCCCGCGCCGAGATCCTTCTGGAGGAGATGACCGATGACGAATGACGACCTGACCCGCTACGCCGAGCGCCTCACGCGCCTGCTCGACGCCGCCGACGAAGCGCGCGCGGACCTCAAGGAGCTGAAGATCGAGATCAAGTCGGCGGGCTATGACCCGGCGGCGCTCACGCGCGTCGTGCAGCTGAGGCGCGACGAGCGCAAGCGGGCGCGCGAGCAGGAGCGGCTGCAGGCGGTGACGCTCTACGCCCACAGGCTGGGCGTCCAGCTCGACCTCGGGATCTGACAGGACAGGCCAGGCCCTCCCTTGCCGTGGCCGGCGGGCCGCGGAACCTAAAAGCGATCCAGCGGGTTCTGCCCGTCAACCGGTCCCTGGCCGGTGCGTTTGCTGGATGGATCGCTCCCGCCACCAACCCGAACGGAGGAAGCAATGGTTCTCGCATGGCAGGATTTCGTCGTGATCGGCACCATCGTTTGGGCGCTGCTGGACGGCAGGCGATAGCCGGGCTAGAAATGACGCGCCCCGGCCTGCGGAAACAGACCGGGGCGCAACGGACTGCCACAACCAGTCCGGCCACGATGGCGCGCCGAACCTATCGCGCGCGACGGGCCGGATCAACGTCGAAAGGGCGCTGATGGACCCGCTCGTACCAGCCGAAGTCGATCTTCGGAATTTCCACTACATGCCGCTCGACGTCGTGCGACTGCGCGACAGCGACCTCGCGGGCGTCGAGGACGCCGAGGTGTTCCGGGCTGCCGTCCTGGCGTGGTGCGCGGCTTGGCACCAAGTCCCCGCCGCCTCCCTGCCAGACGACGACGCGATCCTCGCCCGCCTGACCGGGTACGGGCGCGATCTTGCGACCTGGAAGCGGGTCCGCGAGGGCGGCGCGCTGCGCGGCTTTGTGCGGTGCAGCGATGGTCGATTGTATCACCGCGTCGTGGCCGAGAAGGCCTTGGAGGCATGGGAGAAAAAGGCCCGGCAATCGGAGCGCACCAAGCGCGCCACGGACGCCGCTGCGGAGCGCGCACGGATCCGTCGCGAATCCGTTACGGATTCCGTCGAGGCGTCCGTTACGGACTCCAAGGGAGAGGAGAGGAGAGGAGACGAGAGTAAGGGAACCTCTACCAACGGAAACGATAGAGACAGTTCTGGATCCTTAGGAGCGCGCGCTTCGCCGCGCGCCGACCGAGGCACGCGCCTCCGCGACGACTGGTCGCCCTCGGAGGAGGACCGGGCCTTCGCCGGCGCCCTCGGCGTCGCGGTCGAGCGCGAGGCGGCGTCGTTCAGGGATTACTGGCATAGCAAGCCCGGCGCGGACGGGCGGAAGGTCAATTGGAGCGCGACCTGGAGGAACTGGGTGCGCCGCAGCAGCGAACGGAGGACGACGAATGGCACAGGATCTCGCACGGGCAACGGCTTTCTCGCAGTCGCTCGGGAACTGGCTGCAGAAAGCCGAGACCGAGACGCCGGGCTCGCAGCTTTCGATCCCTCCGAGCGTCCGGGCCGAGGCTGAACGCGCCTTGCAGGCCGTCGAGGACGCGCTGCAGCCCGCTCCGCAGGCGACGGTCGAGCGGTGGCTCGGCGCGCTCGGGACGCTCGTCGCGGGCCAGCTTAGCGCCGAGGACGCCCGGACGCGGATCGC